AAATCTTTGTCGAGCGCTTGGCGACTTCTACGCAAGTTACTCTGTGGCCTGTGCCGGATAGTAATAGCTATTCTCTCGCGTATTATCGACTTCGTGGAATCGATGGCCTTGCGTCTGGAGTAACAGGAACCGCCGACATGCCTCCAAGGTTTGTGCCTTGTTTGGCTGCTGGCCTTGCTTACTACATTGCAAGCAAGAAGCCTGAGTCAACTGGTCGTGTGCCAGCATTAAAGCAAGAGTATGAGTTTCAGTTTGAGTTGGCGGCAGGGGAAGACCGCGACAGCTCATCAATTAAGTTTGTGCCATATGATACATTCTATTTGGGTGGCTCTTAATGTCTTACGCAAAAGCTAAATATGCCTTTGGCTTCTGTGACAAAACCGGGTTTAGATATCCCCTCAAAGATCTGGTTGATGAGTATAACAATGGGACAAGAACGGGGTTCCGCGTTGGCAGAGATGTTGTTGACCCGGATCACCCACAAAACTTTTTAGGCAGGGTAAAGATCAACGATCCGCAGTCTCTGCAAAACCCAAGGCCAGACACATCGCATGATGGTTTGTTTGGTTTTAATCCTGTGGGCAACCCTGCCCAGTATTTAATAGGACAGGTTGGAACCGTCCTAGTGACAACAAACTAGAGGTGCGTTATGCCAGTTAAAATTAGAGAGCTAGATCCTAAAACAGGTAAGCCAAAAAACAAAATGCCTTTGCCAAAGCCAAAGCCACGGCATGCCAACCCTAAGCATCCAATGAACACGGAGCGCACAGGGCCATTGCGTAAAGCTAAAGGTGGAAAATTAGAAATGGTAGAAAAAGGCGGAAAGAAAGTTCCTTTCTTTGCAGCAGATGGAGTAGGCAAGATGGCCTCTGGTGGTTCTATGAAGATTAAATCAGGAGACACCCTGTCTCAGATTGCTAAGTCAAAAGGCATTAGCCTGAAGTCTTTGCTTGCGGCAAATCCAAGCATTAAAAACGCTAACAAGATTCGCGTTGGTCAAAGCATTAAGATTCCGGGCGCTGAAGCTGGAAAAGCCGCCAAGACTAGCAACCCATATAAGGGCATGAGCCGTGTGCAGATGGCCGATATGGATGTGAAGAACAAATCCGAAAAGCGTCAGCGTACAGCAACTCGTTCTATGCAGACACAGGCCAAGATGGGTACAGGCATGACCCCAACCCCAAGCAAGGCTAAAGCTACCATTGAGAAGAAGTCAGGTCGTGAGGCAATGTTGTCCAAGGCCCGTAAGTTGCGTGATAGCAAGAAAGCTGCACCTAAAATCGCGCCAAAGAAAGCGGCCCCAAGCATGAGCGGAATGCGCGATGATGATTACGCAGCAAGAAGTGGTGGCATGATGAATAAAAAAGTCATGGCCTACAACAAGGGTGGCGTCATGCGCGGCACAGGTGCCGCCACTAAAGGCAAGGGCTTTTCTGGCTGCTATTAATAGGAAGAAGTTCAAATGAACTATTCACAACTTGTACAAGCTATTCAGGACTACACGGAAAACGATGAGACAACCTTTGTCTCTCAGATACCAACGTTTGTCCAGCAGGCAGAGCAGCGCATTAATAGATCGGTAATGATACCGGATCTAAGAAAGAACGTTGCTGGTGTTTTAACAAGCGGCAATAGGTTCTTGGCAACGCCTTCTGATTTCTTGGCTGTGTTTTCACTTGCGGTTATTGATGCTACTAATGATTATCATTTCCTTTTGCATAAGGATTTGAACTTTATCAGAGAGGCTTATCCAGCTACAGCAACACAGGGTCTTCCTGTTCATTACAGCATATGGGATGACACATCATTTATCGTGGGGCCAACACCTGATATAGACTACAATGTGCAGCTTCACTATTACTACGACCCTCAGTCCATTGTCACAGCATCAACAAGCTGGATAGGTGACAATGCTGACACTGTTCTTTTATACGGCAGCTTGATTGAAGCTTACACTTTCATGAAGGGCGACCCTGATATTCTCACATTGTACACAACGCGCTATAATGAAGCATTGCAACAACTTGGACAGTTGGGCGATGGAAGAAACAAGCGCGATAACTACAGAGATGGAACGCCAAGGATTGAAATGTAATGTTTGAAGCCATAACAATGGATGTGCCGGAAAGCCCAATAGTAACTGTTGGGACTACAAGCAATAGGGGCATGTCCCCGGAAGAGGTTGCGCGTTTATGCGTTGACAAGCTGATGTCTGTGTCTGATACGGCACCGCCAGCTATTAAAGATCAGGCTCAAGCTTTTAAGTCTGATATGGAAAAGGTGGTAGCCTATTATATGCGGCAAGCTATCAAGAGCGACAGAACTACCATTTACAACAAACTGATGGATGCAAGTCATCCTGAACTTGCCGAAGCGATAAGGAGACTTTGACATGGCAATCACACAAGCAATGTGTACTTCCTTCAAAAAAGAACTGATGGAAGCTAAACACAATTTTTTAGCCTCTGGCGGCAATACATTTAAGTTAGCTCTGTATACTAGCAGCGCTACCCTAGATGCCACCACAACGGCTTATACGGTCACTAACGAGGCATCTGGCACAGGTTATACTGCTGGTGGTGCTGCGTTGACTAACATTGACCCAACAACATCAGGAACAACAGCGTTCACTGACTTTGCTGACCTCACATTTAGCACAGCAACAATCACTGCTCGCGGCGCATTAATTTATAATGACACCGCTGCTGGCGATCCGTCTGTAATCGTGTTGGACTTTGGCGCAGACAAAACATCAACCGCTGGCGACTTCACAATTTCGTTCCCAACTGCTGACGCATCTAACGCAATCATTCGTATTGCCTAATAGGTATTAGGCATGTCTAGCATTACCGGATGGGGTAGAGGCACTTGGGGTGAAGGCCCGTGGGGTGAAGCTGCCCCCGTAGTCGTAACTGGTGAATCTGCCACTGGTGCCGTAGGTAGCGTATCCGTATCTGGTGATGCTAACTTATCGGTTACTGGCGAGTCAGCCACAGGCGCTGTTGGGTCTGTAGTTGTATCCGCTGATGCTAATGTTCCAGTAACTGGCGAGCAGGCTGTATCTGGAATTGGATCAGTCACTGTCACTGGCATTGCCAATGTATTCGTTACTGGGGAAAGCGCCACTGGTAATGTCGGCTCTGTAACTGTAGCCGCTAATGCCAATGTTCCTGTTACTGGGTTATCAGCGACAGGTAATGTTGGGTCTGTAAACGTTACAGGAGATGCGAATGTATCTCTGACTGGCGTTTCTTCAGCGGGCGCAGTTGGTGATGTTACAGTATCTGCTGATAGTAACGTAAGCGTTACTGGAGAGGTGGGTACATCTGCTGTTGGAAGTGTATCAGTAACGGCAGATTCAAATGTTTCAGTTACTGGCTTAGAGGCGACATCCTCTGTTGGGTCTGTAACAGTCACTGGTGATGCAATTGTTTCCCCAACTGGGGAGTCTGCTACTGGCGCTGTAGGAACTGTAACAGTTAAGTTCGGCGTTATAGTTTTGCCGACAGGCGTTTCTGCCACTGGAGCCGTAGGCACAGTTTCAACATCTGCTGGTGCTGTTGTTAGCGTTACTGGCGTTTCTGCTACAGGCAATGTAGGCGTGGTATTGGTGTGGGGTGAGATTGTGCCAGACCAAAATCCATCGTATAATACAATCAATAGCAGCCAGTCTCCGGGGTGGTCAGATGTTAATAGCTCTCAATCTCCTACTTGGAACACAATAGCTGCATAGGAAAGAATTATGGCAAGCACATATACCACTAATATTGGAATTGAAAAACCAGCTACCGGAGATCAGTCGGGTACTTGGGGTGAAACCACCAATACAAACTTTGATATCATTGATCAAGGAACCAATGGTGTAGCTGTTGTCACTCTGGCAGTTGCTGGCACTTCCGGCTCTCCTAACAGTTTACCTATTTCAAACGGCGCACTGTCTGATGGGCGCAATCGCTTTATTGAGTTTAATGACGGTGCGGATCTAGGCGCAACAGCTTATGTGCAGCTTGATCCAAACGATGCCGAAAAGATTGTACACATCCGCAACAGCTTGTCTGGCTCACGCAGCCTTATTCTTTTCCAAGGGACTTATAATGCTTCAAATGATTTTGAGGTTCCGAATGGTGCTGACGTTTTAGTCAAGTTTGATGGTGGCGGCACGGGAGCAACGGTTACTGACGTAAATGTTAATTTAACTCCTACTAAGGTTACCACAGGTGACCTAGACGTTGACAACATCAACATCAACGGCAACACCATCTCAAGCACCGACACGAATGGTAACCTCACCATCGACCCAAATGGCACTGGCGACATTGTTTTAGATGCCAACGTGGGCATCGGGACGAGTTCGCCATACTCTTACGGAAAGCTGACTATTGAGGGAGGCAACGGAACCCAGCTTGTTCTTGATAATGCGGGTGAACAATACACTCAAATGTATTTTCTGAACAACGGGACGGATAAAGGGTCTATTTGGGTAGACAACAGTCTTTCCTTGTTTAGTTTTACCGCCCGTTCTGGAATGGGGATGAATTTTTATGTCAATAACTCAGAACGTATGCGCATCACATCAACGGGTAATGTTGGCATTGGGACGACTGGGCCATCTTTTACGACAGGAAGTGGTTTAGAGATAGAACGAGCAGGTGCAGCTACACTAAGAATTGAGGACACGGGTTCTGGCGGGAAGCCTCTTGAAATCTATAGCGATGACGGTGAAGGCTACGTTATTAACGGTGTTAGTAGCGGTATGCCAATGATATTTAAAAACAACAACACAGAAGCAATGCGCATCGACAGCAGCGGCAACGTGGGCATTGGTGGTACAGCTACTGCAAATGGTGCTGGGTACACAACTTTTGGTGTTAATGGCTCAACTGCGGGGATTATTGAGCATCAAGCAAATGGCGTTCGCCAAGCGCAAACCTATGCAACAACCTCTGCGTTTACAACAGGCTCTATAACAGCTATTCCAATGACGTTTGGTACAGGCAACACAGAACGTATGCGTATCGACCAGTACGGCAACGTGGGCATTGGGACGAGTTCGCCAATCGTAAACACAACCGGAACCGTCTTGCACATCAACAACGGCACAGTATCTGAGGCGGCTGTTGCACATTTCACGACAGCGACATCTGGGTCTGGTGCGGCTGATGGGCTTATCGTTGGCAAATGGTCTGACGACACCAATTACTTCTTTGACTACGACAGCAACAATATTGTTTTTGGCAACAACAACACAGAACGCCTCCGCATCAATACGGCTGGACAGACATACGCTGCTAATGTTCCTCCTCAAACTATTGCTCGGTTGATTGGTAGGTTCAATGGTGCGTCCATAGAGTTTGGACACGGTAATAATAGTGGTGGCTATTATGGAACAATAGGTGCGTGGGGCAGTAGCGGTTATCCTTACATTGGTTTCAGTGCAGATTGTGAAGAAAGTGTAAACACCTTTACAACAAGAGGTTTCAAAGGAAACTTAATTTCTGGCGATAACACAGGGTCTTTAATATTCTCTCAACTGACAAATGCGTCTGCAACAGGTCAAACTCCAGCAGAACGTATGCGCATCACAACAGCAGGCTTCGTGGGCATTGGGACGAGTAGTCCTACGTCTGCTTTAGATGTGCGTGAAACAGCTACTTCCGCTGCCCCGTTAAGGTTAGAAACTAATGGTGGTGCAGCTAATACCGTTAGACCTCAAATAAGTATGTTTTCAGGTGGTTCTAACGGTTATCACATTTCAACAATTCGTTCTAATGTTAGCAATGACCCTTATGGATTAGCTTTTATTGAAAACACCACAGAACGTATGCGCATTGACAGCAGCGGAAACTTGCTGGTGGGGACTACCACGAATTTAAATAATTCTGGTGTAACATCAATGCACGGCATGAAGGGAAGCACAGCTAACCGATGGGTGCTGGGACTTCATAATGCTGCTTCTTCAAGTCCGTGGGGAATCGGAATAGATTATACTGGGGCTGCACCTAACAATACTTCACAAGGATTTTTGTATTGCGCTGACACCAGTGCTGTTCGTTTTGACTTTAGATCAAACGGCGGGATTGCAAACTTTAGTGCAAACAACGTCAACTTATCGGATGAACGGGTTAAGACTGACATAGCCCCCATTGGGTCTTACTGGGATAAGATCAAGGCTGTTGAGGTTGTAACATTCAAATACAAAGACCAGACCCATGATGACGATAACATTGGAGTAATTGCTCAACAGGTCGAAAGTGTTGCGCCTGAATTTGTCAGCAATGATGGCTTCGGAGAAACGCCAGAAGACGGTGTGCCGTTAAAATCTGTGTATGAAGCGGATTTGCATTACGCTACACTTAAAGCCTTGCAAGAGGCTATGGCTCGTATCGAAACACTTGAGGCCCGTGTGGCCGCACTAGAAGCCTAAAAGGAGAAACCACAATGGCTAACACATACACTTGGGATTTCCCAACATTAGACACAGCCCCTTCTGAAGATGGCTTGTCAGACGTAATCAAAACTATTCACTGGCGCATCACTGCTGTCAGTGACAGTGAGCAAGATGCAGAGGGTAACTATCTGTCAGCATCATCATACGGTACAGCATCCCCTGAACTAGACCCAGATAACTTTGTGGCATTTAACAGTGTGACAAGTGACTGGTGCAAAGAGAAAGTGCTTGCTTCACTGAGTCAAACAGAAGCTGCCTTACAGGCAAATCTGGACACCCAGATTGACAACCTTGCTAACCCGCCTATCGTACAAAAAGTACCTTCTAGCTGGAGCGCGTAATGACTGAAAAAAACAATGTAATAACCATTAACGGCAAGGAATATGAAGAGTCCGCTATGGACGGTCAGCAGATGTATCTGATTAACCAGATCCGTGATCTGCAAGGCAAGGCGGCGTCTCTTCGTTTCCAGCTTGACCAAGCACAAGCCGCGCAAGATGTCTTTACAAACAGTCTTATCGCATCAGTAGAAGAAAGCGATAAAGACGAAGTAGCTATAGCGAACTAATGTCATATGCCATTCCAAAAGTTACAGTTCACCCCCGGAGTTAATCGGGAAGTCACCTCATATAGCAATGAAGGTGGATGGTTCGATTGTGACAAGATCAGGTTCCGCGCTGGGTTTCCAGAGAAGATAGGTGGTTGGGAAAAACAATCCCAAACAAATAGCTTCCTTGGAACCTGCCGTGCGCTGCATCCATTTGTAGCTTTGGATGGCACTGGCTACTTAGGCGTTGGCACAAACGTAAAATACTATATTGAAGAAGGCGCAGCCTTTAACGATATTACCCCAATAAGAGAAACAACCGCTGCTGGTGATGTAACATTTTCTGCAACGGATGGCTCTAGTGTAATAACTGTAAACGACAGCAATCATGGTTGCTTCGTTAATGATTTTGTTACATTCAGCGATGCTGTCACTCTTGGTGGCAATATAACCGGGCCAGTTCTTAATCAGGAATATCAGATAACATCTATAGTAGATGGTGACAATTACACCATTGAAGCAAGGGATG